CCTCTGTTATTCCAAGCAATTCTGCGATATATGTCACCACACTTTGGGCAATATACAATGCTTGAAAGAGCATACTTGCTACTATAAACTCTTTTCTTTCGATCAGCACCACTATGAAGATTAACTCTTCTTAGCATTTCCTCCTGCACCTGCATATAAAGGTCACGGGGAATGATGGCTTCGTGGCTGTTTTCTACATAATACTGTGGAACAATGCCGTTATTCGGCACACGCTTTTTCTCAAGAAAATCCACCGTATAGGTTTTCTGAAGAAGTGCGTCACCGATGTATTTTTCGTTTTGAAGTATCTTCTTAACTGATTCTGGTCGCCATTTCTTCTTTCCGGCACCCGTTAATATCCCGTCTGCCTCAAGGCCTCTGCAAATCTGCTGCAGACTTGCACCCTCAAGGTACTCTCTGTAAATACGTCTGACCACAACTGCCTCATCAGGGTCAATAATCAACTGACCTTTTTCATCCTTGGTGTACCCCAGGAAACGATTGTGGTTCACGGTAATCTGCCCCTGTTGGTAACGGTACTGGAATCCCAATTTTACGTTCTGGGACAAGGACTGGCTTTCCTGCTGTGCAAGGCTCGCCATGATGGTAAGCAGCACCTCACCCTTGGCATCCATCGTATTGATGTTTTCCTTTTCAAAATAAACGGGGATGTTCTTTTCCTTAAGCTGCCTGATATATTTAAGGCAATCCAGTGTATTTCGTGCGAATCGGCTGATGGACTTGGTAACAATCATGTCGATTTTGCCCGCCATAGCCTCGTCAATCATGCGATTGAACTCCTCACGTTTCTTAGTGTTCGTGCCGGATATTCCATCGTCAGCGAAAATTCCGGCAAATTCCCATTCAGGGTTCTTTCGGATATAATCTGTGTAATGCTCCACCTGTGCTTCGTAACTGGTAGCTTGTTCATCACTATCGGTAGAAACTCGACAGTAAGCAGCCACACGAAGTTTTGGTATTTCTGATTCTTTTGCAGTGTTGCCGACACGCCTACGCGCCGGAATCACTGTTATATTTTTAATTGGTTCCATTCAAATTCATCTCACTTTCTATCAGACTGTAGGCGTATTCCGCTTGCTCGAATGGGTCATAAATAACCTTTGTTTGTTTTCCCATTGTAAAATGCAGGGGAACGGCAGGTGTTTCCTTGGCTTTTAATTCTCTGACCCTGCCAAGCTGATTTGCTCTGGACAGCCTTTCTTCTTCAGCATTATCGAACAGTTCCTTATCAATAATGGCAGGATAATAGTCATCCCCAAGGTAGTGGGTATTTCGGAGCATTCTTCCAGCACTGCCGTGAAAAATCTTCAAACCTACTTCTTCCGCCGCAGCTTTCAGCGACTTGCCGGAAATATATTCTTCGAAAAAAGTTCTGACCTGTTCTGCCTGAACTTCATCCACAACCGCTTTTCCGTCTACGATGCGATATCCGTATGGAATGTGTGCCGTCATTCAAATCACCAACCTTTCCGTTAAATTCAATCCACAGTTAAGGTGGAATACAATCAGTTCCCTTGTTTCCACCGTAATGCTCTCTACAAAGCCAAGGAACATTTCATCTGAAAATGCTGTCAGCATCTCACCCTTAGAGGTGAAAGCCATCAGCTTTTGCAGTTCCTTCATCCTGACCTTGTCTCCGCCAACGAAACTCACCAGTTTATCCTTTTCTGCACGAAGCCGCTGTTCCTCCGCCAGAAGTGCATTGTTTTCCTTGTTGAAAACGGCAGGCTCCAAGACCCCCGTTGCCATCAGATTGGTAAGAATCTGTTTTCTGTCGGTATTGCCCTCAATACGGAGTTCCAACTCTTGAATACGGAGCAATCTGTCCTTATCATCCGTACCACGCAGAGTTCTGAGAAGTGGTTTCAGCACTGCTTGATGTCCGTAGACTAGTTTGTTCATCAGTGTCAGAAAAGCCAGCTTTATGCCCTCATCGGAAATGTAAAGCATAGAACACTGCTCTTTGTGTTCCAAATGCGTTGCACAAGTCCACGCCACATAATTTCCGCTTGGCTTGTAATGCTGCCTACGCTTGAAGGTATCACCGCACTCTCCGCATTTAATTCTGCCGGAAAAACAATATCTGTTCTGATATCGGTAGGTATCTGTGCCGTTACCCTTTTCCATTGCTCTCTGGTCAAGCACCATGCGAACCCTGTCAAAATCCTCATGGCTGATTATCGGCTCATGATGATTTTCGCAAAGGAAACGGTCACGCTCACCGTAATTTCGATGGCGGTTAAAACTGCTGTCACTGTAGGTTTTCTGAAAAATAACATCACCTGTATATTTTTCATTGGTAAGAATGGCCTTCACTGCACCCGCGCCCCATTTACCGTTCTTTTTGGTTTTCAAACCACGGGCATTCAGTTCCTTGGCAATTGCATGAGTGCCTTTGCCTGCAAGACAAGCGGCAAATATCTCTTTCACGACTTCTGCCTGCTCCGGCACAATGACCATCGTTCCGTTATCGTTGTCATATCCGTATGGGGGATATGCAATAATGAATGTGCCGTTCTGAAAGCGTTTCTGCACCGACCATTTGCTGTTTTCTGAAATGGACACCGATTCGCTTTCAGCAAGGCTACTTAATATGGAAAGCATCAGTTCGCTTTCCATCGAACCCGTGTTGATATTCTCTTTTTCAAAGAAAATGGAAATCCCCAGATCTGTCAGCTTTCGCACCATTTCCAGGCAGTCCGTTGTATTTCGTGCAAATCGGCTGATAGATTTGGTTATGATAAACTCAATCTTACCGTCCTCACAGTCTGCAATCATAGAAAGCAGTCCAGCACGGACATCCTTTTTCGTTCCTGTGATACCCTCATCATAGTAAAGTCCAACATACTCCCATTCATCATTGGAACGGATATAGTTTTCATAATGGGCCTTTTGTGCTTCAAGGCTGATAAGCTGCTCGTCACTTGCCGTAGATACACGGCAGTAGGCAGCCACCCTTAATTTTTTCTTTTGAACCGGGGTTTCGTTTACCCCGATTTTTGTTATCCTTTTCATCAACTCACCTCGCTTTTTGGGTAGTGATATATTCCCGTACTATTGCGGAATTATCAAGTCATTTAGCCCATAATCTCTGCCAGAAATGGGGAGAAAGTTTTGCGATTATAAGCCGATATTTTGTGGAATTCATCCACAGAAATCATGCCAAACATAAACATGGTTTCAAGCGTCTGCTGTGCCCTGTAATAGTCAAATTCTCGCTGCAATTCCTCCTGCGTGATTTCGTGTGCCACGGCATTGGGTATCTTAAAATTCTCAATCTGTTTTACTTCCATAATGATTCCTCCAGTCCGGGAACGGTGGAAATGTTCCCTCTGCCTATAAGCGAAAAGACAGGCTGAATCGAACCCCCTCAAGGCAAAAAAATAATGCCCTTCAAGGAAAAATCCTCAAAGGGCATCGTGTTAGTTCGGAATTTTGAGTTTCCAACCGCTGTAAATCACATTGGAAGAAAGTCCGTTCAGTGTTTTGATTTCGGTGTATCTGCTGCCTTTGCCGAGATACTTCACGGCAATATCCCAAAGGGTATCGCCCTTTACAACCGTATGCACACGATAATCCGGCTCGGCTGTGCTGTCGGCAGGATAAATGGCAGTGCCGTCATTGGCAAAAACAAAAGTGCCGGGGTTCTTATCTGCCGCCGCCTTTGCATTGGAGAGAATGCGATAAGCACCCACCTGGGACTTGCTGTCCTTCCAATCCTTACGCACACGGTAATAACCAGTTGTCAGCTTTTCAGGATAAGTCACCGTAGGCTCTGCAGGAGTTTCAGTTTCCTCCTCATCGGCAGTCGCCAGAAGTGCCTTGACCTAGGCACGGAAGGTATCCATAGACTTACCGTGCTTTGGAAACCAGTGCATAACATCACCGTGGTTGGATGCCACGCCCTGCTTGTATCCTTCGGAGTGACAGATGATGTTCTGCTCGGTCAAACCGTACTCCTTACAGAGGTGGGCACAAAGTTCAACGGCCTCACGGTACACCTTCTTAAAATAGGCATAATCCGTAAGACCGTCCTCGCAGATTTCAAATCCGATATGGGTGTTGTTTGCACTGCCTCCGGCGTGCCATCCACGATGATTCCACGGCAAAGTTTGGTATGTGGCAATCGTGCCGTCAGCCAACTTGCCAATAAAGGCATGAACGCAGACCTCTCTGCCACCGGGATGATAGGTATTCCAATGATTGTTATACTGATTTTTGCCGAGCAAACCATCATCGGGACCGACATAACGCTTGAGGTTTGGGTTATTGGCACCAGTGGAATGGACCATGATACCCTTAACCGTAATTTTCCTGCCTGCCTTATAACAGGCATTTTCCGTTAAAATAAGTTTGTGTAAATTCATATTACTTGTCCTCACTTTCCGTATTTTCTGCACGGTTATGGAGTTGCTCCAGGATATCCTTCATCTTCTCCGGAATCGGCAAACCAAGGTGGGATGCGTTTTCCAAAAGGCTCACACCCTCATTGGAGAGATAGAAGAAAATAACCGACGTTCTGAGTACGCTGCCGTCACCGATAACATTGGCATCAATGATATGTGCGATGCCTACCAAAGTAAAAATCAACACCTTACGGCAGATACCTTTAAAACCAACGGAACTGGAGAGGTTCTTATCTGCAATGGCACACATAACGCCCGTGATGTAGTCCACAACCACGAACGCCACCAGTGCATACAGAAGACCGTCAAAGCCTCCCAAGAACCAACCTAGCCAGCCGCCAAGGGCAGTAAAGATGATTTGAATGGTATTCCATAAATCCTTCATAGTAAAATCCTCGCTTTCATTAATTTTTGTATGCAAGAAGGGCACCCACCACATTGGCAGATACCCTTCAAGCCGTTATTCCGTTTGTTTAGGCAGCCACTCCCAGACTCGCATATCTTCCTGTCCAAGGGACCACATACACATCCCTCGCAGTTTCCAACGA